ACCTGCTCTTTGTTGTAAAGATGAACTAACAACTTCTATTTGTGATAATCTATCTGCTTGAGATGCGGAGTCAGCTGATAATTGATTTAATCTTGTATTTACTGAAGATGTAAATTCGTTTGTACCTTCAATAGATGAAGTAAATGATTCTAAATTTGTTAATTGAATTTCTGTAGATGCCGTAAAGTTATTCAAATGACCTACAGATGCACCAGATGATTCTGAAACAAATCCTAATGCGGTTATTTGAGCTGATGAACTTATGAATACACTACCAGTAAATGTATTAATAGAAGCGGTTGCACTTGCTAAATCGTTAACTCTTGTTTCTAATGAGTATGAAGTAAACTCAATTCTTTCTAATCTTTGGTCTGTTGATGATGTATATGTATTTAGTGAACTTATTACAGTTTGGTCATCGTATGAACCAGTATTTGATTCAATTTGCCCAACTCTTTGTTCTAATGATGATGTCGTGGATTCTATATTTGTTAATCTAATTGAAGTAGATGCGGTATATGCATTTAGTGATGAATTTTCACCACCACTTTCTGATACGAATCCTAATTCTGTTATTTGTGCTGAACCTGATATTGTACCAGCTGGTATTGTATCTCCACTACTACTTACAAATCCTAATGCTGTAATTTGAGCTGAACCACTAATTAAATCACCTGGTAATTGTTCTGATGAACTAATAATACCACTTGTAAGTGATGTTAAATAAGATGAAGTTGCTGCTGATAAACCATCAACCTCTGTTTGGATTGATGATGTAAATACATTTAAGTTTTCTATGTTTGTTCGTGAACCTGATAATATATCAGTACCTCCTAATATTTGAATTGCTCCACTAACAATACCTGATGGTAAATTATCTAAATCATTGTAGTTTACTTGAGATGAACCACTAATTACACCATCACCACCTGGTCTTAGAACTGAACCACTAACGATTCCTTCACCTAAATCAGTCGCATATCTACTATCTAAATCTGAGTGTAATTGTGCTGATGATGATATTAATCCAGCAGGTAGTTGTTCTGAAGATGAAAGTATTCCACTACTTCCTAAAATTTGAATTGAACCACTAACTAATCCAGCGGGTAAGTTATCTAAACCAGTAAATGATACTTGTGATGAACCAGATACTACTCCTAATCCTCCTACACTAAGGAAAGAACCACTAACTACACCATCACCATCGGTGTTTAAATATCTTGTATCGAATGTAGATAATAATTGAGCTGCACCAGATACGATACCAGCGGGTAATTGTTGGGAACTACTTATTAATCCACCAGGTAGTTGTTCTGAACCACTAAAGATTCCTCTACCAGATAATTCGACACCAGTTAGTGTTGTTCCACTTCCAACAAAATTGTTTCCTGTAATAGTTGAGGTTGAAGTAATTGAACCTGTTACATTGAATGAACCTGTGATGTGGGAAGAACCACTTACTTCAAATTCACCAGTAACTTTTGATGCGGTTACGACACCTTGAATCTGTCTACTACTAATTAGATTTGCCATTATCTACTTACTATCTTTCCTTTAACTAAAAAATCACTAGCAACTAAACTTGAAGGTTCAGCAACTAATGCTTGATTAAATGTAACTACTATATTTGTACCATCATCGACTATTTCGTATTTGTTTGAACTTACCTTGATGCTTTGTAAATAAATATCAACATAATCGGAAGAAGAATCAATTTTTACTTCTTCATACAAAAATTTTTTATCTGAGAGTTCTAAACTTACTATAATTCCATTTACACTTATCGAGTCTGGTGTATGGTGAGAAACAAACATATCATCAAAAATATTCTGTATTAAGTCATTTGATTTACCTTTATTATCATAAGGTGTAATTATATTTGGTTTCTTTCTACTCATAATCTTACTAAGTCTCCTTCTACAAAAACTTTGTCATTTGCATCTAACGAATAGTCAAAATTTTCTCTTTTAAATTTAATCAAAAAATCCTTTCCACTTTGTTCAAATATATAATCAGCATCTAATATAAATTGTCCATTTATAAATACATCAAAACGAGTGTGGTCTGGTCTTAAATCGTTAAATCTAACATCCATATCTTTTATCTTACAATTAGATACTTTGTAAATAAAAAATGTATTATCTGTTAAGTTTACCTCTTCCATCTGAAACTCATTTGGTTCATTAAGTTGTTGTAAAACTCTTCTTATATCCTTTACACTCATAATTCTTTAAATTTACCAACTACTCCAAATTCATCTGAACCAGATAATTCATAACCTAATTCTGTACTTGAGCCTGAACCAATTGAACCAGTCGAAAAGTTAAACTCAACTTCATTGGCTGAACTACTAACATAATATGTATATTTTTCAGAAGGAATAAATACTCCATTGACATAAACCTTAAACCAATTATCTACATCAAAATTACCTTCTAATGATGGTGGTAACTTTGGTACTTCAGCATTATATATTTTTATTGTATCAGCATCAATGTGACTACCAGATACAGAACCTCTTGTTGCTAAGAAATCTAATACATCTGAATATTGATTAATTGTTTTTTGTTTTACAGGATTTACACTACTTCCTGCTCCACCACCAGTAAGGTCCGCCTCATATCCAAATACTACTCTTTTTGGTGTAAACTCTTTTGTAGATGTTGGTTTATTGTTGAATTCTTTTGGTAATAAGTAAGCATTTACGGCCATGGTAAAAGTAGTTCTAACTATTCTTTCAGAACCTTGACCTACTTCTGTTTGGTTATCAAAAGAATCAATCCTTACTCTAAATTTATATTTCTTTTTGTCTCCCCAATATTCATCGGTAGCATATTGAAATTGTTCAACAATTTTATTCATATGTTCTGTAAAGTTTGTCCAAATCATTACTTCATATGATACAGTTACATAATCAGGTACTGCTATGTTAAAAGCTTCTACATTAGGTGTGACATTGTTCATCAAACTGAACTTGTCATATTTTTGTTTTTTATTATATTTTGTAATTGTAGGATACGAAACATTTCTATTCATAGTATTAGATAAACTATCATCTCTTGCAATACTATTTCTTTTGTACATTATTAATGGTATTTGAATTTTACCTCTTTGGTCTCTTATAAATCCATCCTTAGTTGCAGATTTCCATCTTTCAGGATTACCATATATTAGTGGTACTTTTACTTTAGTTCCATTTTCCTCAACATCAGGTATGACTACATCAGTCATGTATTCCATCATCGCATAATCTATATCATACAAAGTAATTCCTACTTTTGACTTTTGGTCAAATGGAATTTGTTGTGCTCTGTTTTTAGATTTACTTAATGGTTCACTAACTTTTTTATTGTATCCTGATTGTTCCATTACACTACTCTCTCCTCGATGTTAAGTTGTGACCTTCTAACCATAAATGTAGAACAAATGATTGAGAACTTTTCTTCAGGTCTACCATATATTAATTGGTTTTGACCTACTTTATCAATTTCAAAATATGCATTATTGTGAAAAATAATATCACCAATTTCTGGAAATAAGTTTTTCTCTGCTAAAGTTGCTCTATTGAATCTAAATTCTGCATTTTGTGACCTATCAAATCCGAATCCTTCATAGTCAATTACACTTTCATCTCTTTCAATCATACAAGCACATTGTACTGAAGGTAAATATGATTTTCCAAGTGACTCACCATAAAGATTAGTTCTACTTTCGGAAATAGAAAGTTTAAAAATCTCTACAGTGGTTTGGACCACTACATCTACTAACTCTTTTGAAATTTTTTCAAAAAAGGCTAAATCCTTTTGTTGTACAAATCGTGCCATTCACTATCCTATATAAATGTTCAAAGGTACTTTTGATATAACTCTTTGTTGAGCATCAGATTGGTCAGCCTCACTTGTATACCTTTCTTTATCTGATAAATCATTGAGTACATCTCTCAATTGTTCTATAAGAGCATCTTTTTCAGTCTGTGCTTCAGACCTTAGAGCTGCTCCATCTAATGATACCTCAGAACCAGGAATAGGTACAGATGAGAATTTTTCTCTAATTGCTCCTAATAATTCCTTAGCTAATGCTAATGTGTATTTTCTAATCCATTGTTTACCAACATCGTTTATCTTACTATAAGTGTGGAAATCATATCCTGTATTTGAATAATCTGCTACAACTCCATCTGTTACTTGAGTAGCTGATGCATCAAACTCAGATTTAACAATATATTCAAAATGTAATTTTGATGTCTTAACTGGCTTTGGAAATATTCTTAATTTATTGTTAACAATATTAAATGTAAATGCTGATTTTCTTATTTGGTCATTAAATTCAATTGCTCCAATCCTAAGTAAATCTTCATATATTGGCATTAATACAAATTGTGCTGCTGGTGAGAATGAACCAAATCCAAACTCATCTATCAAGTTTAGTGTTCCTTGTCCACTTACTGAATATGGGTCAAAGAATTTATTTATTGCTGGTGTTGCCTCGTAAAATACTCTTGTAATATTTAATCTATTCCCACTTTCAGAAACATCACCCCATAATGCTTGTAGGTCATAAACTTGTGAACCACTATTTAAATCTATACTACCACTTTTAATATCTACTTTACCACCAACACCTGCGTAAGTACCATATGAATCTGATATTTCAATCAAGTTTGGTAATGGATTACCTTTAATATTTTTTTGTGTATAATTTGAACCAGTTGGTTGACCTTGTAATGAAGTTAAGTTGTTCTTAATATTAAATTGGTTTACTTGTGCCGAATATTCTGATACGGCTTCTTCAAAACACGCATAAAAGTTCAAATCAACTAATTCAACATCTACAATAGGGTATCCTAATCTTTTAGCACACCAAGATGCTACTTTAGGTCCATCAGTTTGATAGTCTGAATCAGTATCATAAATACCAAATGGTGTTGAACCTGAAATTACATTATCTGCTGAACCACTCCAAAAGTTAGACATATTCTCTCCTTTATATTATTTCTCTTATATAAATATAAAAATAAAAGATATCACTAAAAAAGGCATAAAAAAAGGGGAAATTTCTTTCCCCTTAATTTATTAGATAACTAAAATATTATACTAAGTCTAAATCTGCGATATCGATTGTACCGTAGAATTCAGGTCTTACTAATTTCTTAGCGTATCTTGTCATCACACCTCTTCTTGGAGTGAAGTTAGATGGGTCGTATACCAACGGAGTCATGATAAGTGGTACATATGGTGCGTAAACCGCTCCACTTTCAAGGAAGTTATTTCCTTTGTATCCTAACAAGATTTGGTTAGAAGTCATGTAAGGATTTTTGTACACAGTATATCTACTAGATAGTGCTCCGATAGCACTTACACCAGCTGCGAACTCTTGTGCATCTTTTCCTGCGTTAACTGTAAATTGAGGAATTGATTCCAAAATTGTACAAACATCAGGAGAAGCTACGATAAAGTTAGCACCACCTCTAAGAGTTAATTGGTGAATCTTATTAGATACTTTATTAATTTTAGTACCTAATGTAGAGAACCAAGTATTCTTAGTGTATGCTTGACCAGTAAATGCACTCATTTGGAACGCTGAACCATCCCACTCAGAACCAACTTTAGCTGACCATTTTTCGTTAGTCAATGCACCTTGTCTAATCATATCTAAGATTTCTAAGTCAATCTCTAATGAGATATACTCAGATAACATAGAAGTTAATTCAGCTTCAGCGTCAATTGAATGGTAAGCGTTAAGGTCTTGAGCTAACTCAGGTGTCCAAACTGCTTTTAGTTTTCTAGTCTTAGCAACGATAGCCTCAGATTTCAACTCAAGGTCGATTTCTGGAATATCAAGTACAGTACCACTTCCCGCAGAACCACCAGCGTTGTTAACTGGGTCTCTATCTTCGAAGTCACCTCTATTAGTAGAAGCAGGTACATTAGCGAAGTTTACATCAACTGCGTCGATGTTAGCATCAGCAGCACCAGAAACGAAGAATACATAGTTTGCACCTTCAACTCTGTTGTGTTCACCGATAGTTTCGCCTAAGTCACCTCCATCACCTGCGTCAACGATAGTAAATGCTTTGATAGCATCATCATCAGCAGTAGATGAAATGTTAGATTTAGCAATAGTAATTTTGAATACTTTGTTTGCTGCTACTGAAGCAGTAAAGTTAGCATCGTAGTTAATATCACTCATAGATGCAGTAGCTACAGTTGTGTTACCAGCAGTAACTGCTACATTTTGGTCGTTAAGAGTATATCCATAACGCCCACTTCCGTAAAGACCGTTTTTAGCAACATTAGTTGAACCTAAGTCCGAACCATCACCACCAAATAGTGAAGAACCACTATATGGAGCAACTGCTGAACCAGAACCAAACTGGTTGTTGTTATATTTAAAGTCTAAATAGAAGATAAGTCCTGATGGTAAGTTCATTGGTTGAACAGAAACGAAATTCTTCGCTGCGATTTCACCAAAGATTCTTCTTACCAAAGGAAGAGCTACACCATTCCATTCTTCATTACCTGAAGATGTAGAAGTAGCGTTAGCTTCATCAAGCAATTGTTTTGCTTGGTTTTCTAAAAGAACCGACATTTGATGTTGGTCTCTTTCTTTTAAACCTTCAAGAAGTCCAGTTTTTTCCCATTTGTTCTTTAATCCTCTTGTTTCCTCAAGCATTACAGATTGTGGGTTCTTTCCTTCCATAAGTTTGTTTAAATCAAAATTTGCCATTTTTCTCTCCTTATAAAATTAAAATTATTTAATGTTAGCTAACTTTTTAAATCTGTTAGCTATCTCGTTACTTTCAGAAATAATTTCTTTCTTAGGAGCAGTTGAAGCTTGAGGTTTAGAAGCGATTCCTTCTGTTACTCTTACTTTTTTAGTTTCTCCACCGAATTTCATTGATTCTGCTAAAGTAGCGAATACCAATTTCACCTCTCTCACAGATTTAGTTCTGTCAAGAGTTTCTACAACTTTACTTTTTTGGTCGTTGTTCATACCATATGAACGGAACAATTTATTAGCGTAAAGTAATTTAGCGTTAAGTAGGTTTACTTCGTTGATAGTCTTTTTAAGTTCTTTTACAGTAGCGTAAGCTTCCTCTAATTCCTTATTAAGTTCTTCAACTTGGTTGTCAGTAGATTCTTCGACTTCCTCTTCTGAATCATCTTCCTCTCCGTATCCCATTTCTTTTAGGATTTCATCAAGGTCGATATCTTCATCCATGTCATCTTCTTCTTCTTTTTCTCCATGAGCCAGTTCTTTTTCTCCGTGACTCATTTCTTCTTCACCAGCTTCACCTTCTTTTTCACCGTGACTCATTTCTTCCTCACCGTGCTCGCCTTCTTCAACTTCTTCCTCATCACTTTCTTCTTCTGAAAGTTCTGATTCAAGTTCTTTAATGATGTCCTCAAGGTTAAGTTCTTCATCAACCTCATCTTCATCATCTTCTTCGTGATAGCCTTCGTTCGCTTCTTCTTCCTCTTCCTCTTCCATCTCTTCTTTAACTTCAGTTTCAGATACTTCTTCAGTTGATTCCTCAACTTCTTCTTTATCTTCTTCTTCTTTTAAATCATCAACTTTGTCGACATTGGAATCTTCTTCGCCAGGTGCTGCAGTCTCTTTATCAGTTTCAGGGTCTAACTCAGTATGAGCCTCATCGTACTCAGGTTCTTTGTTATCTCCTCCACCGATACCAGATGAATCAACTTCCTCTGCTACTTCTTCTACTTCATCTTCTTCTTCTTCCATTTCTGATTGAAGTTTTTTAGATAAGATAGATTGTAGCTTTGGAGTAAATGCTTCTTCTAATGCGATTTTAGCATTAGCGATTGCAGTTTCTCTAACGGCTTTAGCGTCAGCGATGGCTTCTTTTAATAATTTAGAATTTGCCATTTTTTTGCCTTCCTTATTAATTCGTGAAAATATTTGGGATTTTCAATGATGTTAGGTCGGTTGTTCGGTCACCACTTAGAAAAGGGTATTCATTAACCAACTGAAATTCAAACACACATAGATTGGTGTGTTACTGAGTATAAGTATTATAATATACTAAAAAACGATAAATTATCTTCGTTTTTTTCTTTTTTTCGTAAATAACCTTATAGAAGAATCACCATCTTCGTACTTGTCAATCATAGTTTGTCTCTTCTGATTTCTAATTGCCTCAAGTTTTTGTTTTCTTCTTTTTGTAGTAGGTTTTGTGTAAGTCTGTTTAGTTCTTAGTAACTGTAGATGACCAGACTCATCAATTCTTCTCTTAAAAATTTTAAGTGCTTTTTGTATGTTTCCCTTTCTTACTTCAACGGAAACTAACTTTGGGTGTTTACTCATTCTCCTTTATTTAAAATAACTATGTTCCTGTTTTTGAAAAAGTTGGCTTTTTACCTTTAGACCTATTTCCTCCCTTTTTCGCATCACCAGCTTTCTTTTGGTCTGCTCTTTTTCTTCTAACAAATGATGCTCTACCTTTAGCTCCTAATTTAGCTGCTTTTTCTTTAGATAAACATGCCGCATATGCTCCACCTTTTTTACCATCTCCACATTTACCTAACTTTTGTCCATCACTACCATATCTATCCCAACCTCCACCAGTTGAAGAGCCAGTTTTACCTTTACCAAACCATTTTCTTAAATCTTCACTAATACTTTCTTTCACTGCTATTTGATACATTTTTTCTTCTGCATCTGGTATGGTTTTAAATTTACTTGGATTTAGTCCAAATCCTCTTAGAGCTTTTTCTATAAATTTTTTATAATCTCTTGGACCAATTCTTCTTTCATGGTCTGCTAATTTATCGTAAAACTTTCTTTCAGTCTTAGAGTATTTATGCATTACTTGTATAGCTTTACTTTCTTTATTTTTTGCTTCAGTTACCTTGACACCTTTTACATTCCTCATTGTTTGTCTATCAAGAATCATAGTGTTGTAACCATCTCTTTCTAAATCCTTTGCAAATTTTTCAGCAGTTTTTTTATCTTTATACTTTACTGCAGCTGGTTTACCGAATACACCCTTTTTCTGATACATTACAAAGAATGATTCGTTTACTGATTCTCGTGGATTATTTACATCATACATCTTACTATTTCTACCAACTGATACAAGAGTTAGACCTTTGTGTTTCTTACTTAACTTAGCTAATTCTTTATTTGCTTTTTTGATATCACCATCGCCTGGTCTGTTACCACCATCTTTATAATAGATTTTACCATAGTCTTGTCTCTTTTTATCAAACTTATCTACTATCACTAATACTTCGTTAATTGATTCTTTAATACCAAAATGAGATTTATGTAAATCTTTACCACCTTTTTTGGAAACATACTTATTTCCCTTTAATACAAATTTCTCACCATCTAATGTAATATCTTTTACAACTTTTCCAGCCTCATTTTCCATTTTGGTAACAAATCCATCCTTATTATATTTAATTGCTTCGTTTACTGATTCTCTCATGTTACCATCATAGTTCATTGCCCAATTATCAAATGCATCTAACATCTTTGCAATTTGTCTTTCATCTGATGAACCATATGGATTGTAATCAAACTTATCTCTCATTTGAGAAAGTTCCTTTTGTCCAAAGTTTTCGTATCCACCTTTTTGTTTCCACTTTCTCATTAGTTGTTTTTTAACTTTTGAGATTGCTGAACGAACTTGTGATGGTTTCATTGCTTCGTTTACTGATTCACCGAATCCATATTTGTATCCACCTTTGTGTAAAGCGTTTACAAACTTTGCTAAATCTTTTTTGTTTCTGAAAGTTTGGATATCAAAGAAATCACTACCATCTTTGTGTTTCTTTTTACCATCGTGGTAAGAGATTGTGTATTTTGCTGAACCCACTCTATCTTGTTGGTAGTATCTTTTTTTACCTTCATCTATAGCTTTTGGAAATTTTGTTTTTTTAGCAAGTTGTAGAAGTTTTTTGACATC